ATGTATCTTGCACACGATTATGCAAGTAGGCTCTTGATTTGCCACATAAGTGGTGTAGATTAGGCACATGTGGCGGAAACCGCCAAGGAGATTGAAATGAAGTCAATTAGCTCCAGTCCAAGCAAAGATAAGTTCCTTGGCGAGACCAAGGGCAATCGTGATCTGCCGACTAACCGCACGGCTAACGGGCACGAAGTTGCGCTTGGGCACGACCACATCACGCGCGGCAAGTTCCTTGGTGCTACCAAGGGCAACACCGACCTGCCTCCTAACCGCTCGAACGGTCAGGGTGGTCAGGGTGGTAAGTACAAAGCCGGTGGCGCAAACTAAGTGAAGCTGTCCCTGAAGCAGGCGGCTGCTATCGCTAGTTTGCGAGGCAACACCGACTTTGATATGTTCATCCAATTGCTTGGTGAGTACGAGACTGAGATGATTGATCGTATGGTATTGCAGACTGACCACGCTAGCATCGCTCGCACACAGGGCGGTGTTGTGGTTCTGCGCGACCTACAACATCTCATTACCTCTGCTCCTGAGCTTATCAACAAATCCACTAAATAGGAGAAGACGCCATGAGTGCGCTCCCTTCAGCAATTCAGAAGCAGATTGATCGGGCTAACGAGCTTGCCAAGCAGGTGTATGGAGAGGCTTCTAACGAGTCTACCAAGCCTGAGGAAGCAAGTTTAGAACCTGTAAAACAGGAGTCTGCCCCAGAGGCACAGCAACCTGCTGCCCCATCCCCTACGCAGGATTGGGAGCAGAAGTATCGCGTGCTTCAGGGCAAGTACAACTCTGAAGTTCCTCGTTTGCAAGATCAGATCCGCACGCAGTCGACTCAGCTCCGCACGCTTCAGGATCAGATCACGTCTACGCAGAGCCTACTCGCTACGGTCAGTGAACGCCGTAACGAAGAAGCTTCGCCTCAAAAGTCTTCCAAGAAGTTTGTGAAGGATGAGGAGATCGAAGTATTCGGCTCCGACCTTTACGACTTCATCCAACGGGCCGCTAAGGATAGTGTTCTACCCGAAGTTGAAGCCCGTGTTCAAACTCAGTTGCAGCCTGTATCGCAGAGGGTCGACCAAGTCGCATCCAACGCACATGCTGCAGCACAATTTGCGGCTCGTACATCCGAGCAGAAGGTCTTTGACCTCCTGACCGAGCACGTGCCCAACTGGTCCAACGTCAACGAAGACGAAAGTTTTCTTGAGTGGTTGGATCTCCCTGACCCGTACTCGGGTCAAAAGCGCGGCGAATTGCTAACCGCTGCGTTTAAGCGTCATGACGGCCCGCGAGTCTTGGCGTTCTTTAAAGGCTATCTGAACGAAAACACTGCTGCTGGAAATACTAGCTCAGCCGCTCCTGCTACTACGCAGAAGAGGCTTGAAGACTTAGTGGCTCCGGGTGCTCCCAAGTCGGGTGCAGCGAGTGCTCAGGAAGGTGCCGGAAAGCGGATTTGGACTACTGCTGAAATTAAGCAGTTCTTCCAAGAGCTTCAGCGTGGTAAGTACAAAACTCGTCCTGATTACGCTAAGAAATTGGAAGCGGACATCTTCGCGGCACAAGCTGAAAACCGCATTCGTGTAAACTCTTAAGGAGCATTCATCATGCCGTATCCTATTGGTACTCCATACTCGGGTAGCGCCCCTAGCCCGGCCTATACCGGCGTCTTCATTCCCGAAATCTGGTCGGGCAAGCTGGTAGAGAAGTTCTATCAGGCCACCGTCCTCGGCGCCATTGCCAACACCGACTACGAAGGTGAGATCAAGAATCAGGGCGACAAGGTCAAGATCCGTCAGCGTCCGACGATCTCCATCGCTAACTACTCGAGCGAAATGGATCTGGTCGTCACTCGTCCGTCCGTCGCGGCGTTGGACCTCAGCATCGACAAGGGCAAGTACTTTAACGTCGCCCTCGACGATGTGATGGAAGTTCAGGCCGACATCGACCTGATGTCGATCTGGGCGGAAGACGCTTCGGAGCAGATGAAGATCGCCGTGGACACGGACGTTCTTACCGCTCTGTCGACCACGACCGACATCGCCGCTGCTAACCGTGGTAATACGGCTGGTAATATCTCGGCGAACATCCGTCTCGGTGTGACTGCTACTCCGCAGTTCATCGGTGGTGTTGCTGAAGGTACTGGCGACGGTGCGGCAAATACGTCTACGCAGAGCGTGGTGAACTGGATCGTCAACTGCGGTCAGGTCCTCGACGAGCAGAACGTCCCGGAATCAGGTCGCTGGATTGTCATCCCGGCCTCGGTTGCTGCGATGATTAAGAAGTCGGACCTGAAGGACGCCTCGCTTGCTGGTGACGGCACGTCGATCCTGCGTAATGGTCGTCTCGGCATGGTCGATCGTTTCACGATCTACCTGTCGAACCTCCTGCCCTCGGGTACTACCGGCGGTCTTGCTGCCGGTGAAACGGCGTGCTTCTTCGGTACGAAGCAGGCTCTGACCTTCGCGTCTCAGTTCACGAAGATGGAGTCGATCCGTTCGGAACGCTCTTTCGCGAATCTGCTGCGCGGCTTGCAGGTCTACGGCTACAAGGTGACCACTGGTGTCGCTATGGGTCGTTCGATCATCAAGGACGGCAACATCTAATCTGATGTAGCCAAAGCCCCCGCAGGGTCAAACCTGTGGGGGTTTCTGGAGGTCTTGTGGCAAAAACCTATGCGAACCTCCTTACCGAGGCTCGTCAGATTCTTCAAGATACGCGGACTCCATACCGCTATGCAGACGATCTTCTTATCAATGGGCTGAATAGGGGCATCCAAGAGATGGCTCGTATTCGGCCTGATGCTTTTTGGGATAGGTTTGACTCGACTACCAACGACATCCTTGTCTTTGAGGTCGTAGTAACTGACGCTCTCCCAGATACTGACCCGACCACCATCAGCTCCACCGAAGACGCACAAGTTGCGCTCACGGACACTTTTGAACTGTCTATGCAGTTCTACTCTCCGCTTGTTTACTTTGTTGCCGGTAGCGCAGAGCTGACCGATGACGAGTACTCCACTGATGGACGTGCGTCCATGCTCCTCAGTGGGTTCAAGCAACAGATTCTTAGTGCGTAGGAGGCGATGTGGCTGATTCTTCTACCGTAACCGTAGATAGTGCTGAAAGTTCGGAAGAAGTCCGAGTTAGCACTTGGATGAAGGATCTTCTCCCGCGTGTTCCGGGAGCAGTTCGCAAAGTAATCCGTCGTGAGCTTGCTATGGCATGCCGCGAATTCTACGTCGAAACGTGTGCATGGCGTACGCTGATTGGCCCTAAGAACATAAAGGCAAACCGGCCTCGCTATGCTCTTTCGCCCTACGACGACCACTCAAACGTCATCCGTGTCCTGTCCGTGGAGTACAACGGGTCGCCGTTGATGGTGTACCCCCGCAAACCACTTCAAGGCTCTCAGACTGGGGATGCCCCGGCTGCTTACTATCTTGAAGGTATCGACAATGTCATCTTGCATCCTACCCCCACAGTAGCAGCAACTGACGCAATATCTTTCTACGTTGCGCTTGCCCCTAAGCTAGATTCTGACTACCTACCCAAGATTGCCATAACGCATCACTACGATGCAATTCTAGACGGCACACTGGGTCGACTCATGAGTCATCCCGCTAAGCCCTACAGCAATGCAACGCTAGGCATGTACCACTTGCAGCGGTTCCGTTCGGCTATTGGCTCTTTTGCGGCCCTTGGGCGGCAGGGGAATGCAACGGGCCCGGCTTGGTACTACCCGCGATTCACTTAAGGAATTGACATGCTCGTTGCACGTTACAAGCAGCAGTCTGGAGAACGCCGCAAGCGTACGGTGGATTACACCAACATCCTCGCTACTGGAGTCACTATCTCCGGCGTTACCTCGACCGTTGCACCTGCCACCTCCCCTGTCATCGCGGTCAGCGGCATCACGGTAGCAGCTGGTGGTAAGTCCTACTCCTACTTTGTAAGTGGCGGCTTGGCTGATAACGACTATTTACTCGAGTTCTTTGTGACCCTATCTGATACTCAGATACGCGAAGACGAAGTCGAAGTCACCGTCGAAGACTTGGAGTACTGAAATGCCGACTCTAGTTTTTTCTAACAACGCTAGTGCCCTGTTGGCGGCAACTATCACCACATTGTCCACTACCATTCAGGTGGCTACCGGTGCCGGTGCGTTATACCCCAATCCTACGGCATCTCAGTACTTCAAGATTACGCTTGAAGACGCTGCTGGGAACATCGAAATCTGCCACTGCACTGCTCGTTCTGGCGACCTTTTGACGGTTACACGAGCGCAGGAAGGTACGGCTGCTAGAGCTTACACCGCTAGCTTGGCGCGTGTCGAGATGCGTCCCACTGCAGGCATGATGGCAGCGTTTGCTCAGTCGGCTAACTCGCTGCCAGCTATTGCAAGTTCGACGGACAACGCGCTTGTTCGCTGGGACTTAACCACCGGTACAGCTGTTCAGAACTCTACCGGCATACTTGATGACGCAGGCAACCTGACTGCCAACTCCATGACCGGTGCCTATCAGGAGTTCACTTCCGGCGGCGCTACGGCAGCTGTACGCCGCGAGTCTTGGGACAGCACACTAGAAACGCTGACTCTTGGACTGAACGCCACGACCAACCTGAAGATTGGTCAGATGGAAGTCCTTCGGGTACGCAACAACTCCGGTGGAACCCTGACTCGCGGTCAGGTGGTCTACATCAACGGCGCCATCAGTTTTCGCCCGACTATCGCTTTAGCTAGAGCCAACACTGATCTTACGTCTACCAAGACGCTTGGTATCCTAAACGACACCCTCTTAAATAATGCTGAAGGATTTGTCGTTACTTTTGGGCATGTTGAAAGTGTTAATACCGCTGCTTTTGTTGATGGTGACGCTGTTTGGTTGTCTGCAGCTACCGCTGGCGCATTTACTAACGTCATACCGATACAGCCTGACCACTCGGTATTTATTGGCTATTGCACTCGCGCTCATGCCACTCTTGGCTCTATCATGGTCAAGGTACAGAACGGCTATGAGTTAGGCGAGATACATGACGTTCTTCTGACTACTCCGGCGAACACCGATGCGTTGATGTACGAAAGCGCTACGAGCCTGTGGAAGAACTCGCAGACGTTTCGCGATATCCCGCAAAATGCACAGACTATCTCCTACACATTGGTAGCCACTGACCGCGGGAAGCATATCAGTACAACCAATAACGTTATTGTCCCTGCAGGCATTTTCACCACCGGTCAGGCTGTGACGGTGTTCAATGACTCAGGCACTGGTGTAACTATCACTACCAGCGCCGTAACTGCGTACCTTCCCGGCACGGCGGCAGCTAAGACTTCTTTTGCTCTAGCTGCTCGTGGTTGCTGCACCATCCTCTGCCTCGGCACTAACAAGTTTGTCATCAGCGGCGGTGGCCTGTCATGAGCATGATGCAGATGATGATGGGCGGAGCCTTGGGCATATCTACCTTGTTTACGGGTAGTATGCGGTCTGACCCGTTTACTTCTGGTCCGTTAAACGGCAGTGGGTATAGCACCTTATACGGTAATGG